CCCCTCGGTCCTGCCCTCGCGGAAGTCGGCCCGGATCTCGACGAGCTCGGCCTGGACGTCGGGGGCGATCTTGTCGAACCAGCCGCGCGGGCCCTTCTTGTTCTCAGTGATGCCGCGGATGATCTCGTCCTTCAGCGACGGGGCTTTCGGGGGCATCGGCGCTCCTTCTGTTCCGGTGGCGGGGGCGGATCCTGGGACCGTCGGCCGAACTCGATCAGTTGCTCGGCCTCGGCCTCGTCGGCCCCGGTGATGTCAGGCTCCTCGAGCCCGGACCAAGTTTGTCCAGGCTTCTTCTTCGCCTTCCCCCCTGCCATGGGCAACCTCCTATTCGCCGAGAGCGAACCGGGAGAACGCATTCAGCCATCGTTCGACGCGGTCCACCGCGAGGGCCCCGACCCTGTTCAGCCACCGCCGCCGGCTGGCGCAGCCGCAGTCGGCCCCGCCGAGCCAGGACGACACGCGGGCCTCGGTGATTCCGACGGCCGTCAGGAGCCACGCCAGGGCGTCACCGAGCATGGGACGGGGGAGGTAGATCCGCGTGGCCGTGCATTCCCGGTAGGTCGGCAGCCGAAGGGCGACATGGCCGCAGGCCCGGCAGGTGAGATCGTCGCCGTAGTCGCAGAGCATCAGACGAGCTCCACTTTCACGGTGCAGCCAGAGTCGGTGAAGCTGCCAGGGACGAGGTCGGTGTAAATCTTTGCCGTTGTCGAAATCACCGTTCCGGACGGATCGCATTTCTGGATCGAGAACACCGGGCCAGTCGTAACGAGTCCACCACCGTCCGGGCCTGAGTAATTCAACGGAGTGTCGCCAACGTAGCCGTCAGTGCTTTCCGAAGACGTTGAACCGATGTTGCATGATTCAGGGCCGGGATACCCGCTGCAAGTTTGAGTGCGAACGCTTCGCGTGAATCCATTGCGGAATTGAGTGCGAGAAAACAATTGCCAGTTTGGGAAAGCAAGATCGATAACAGGCGTGGCTTGCCCACCGTAGATCAGGGGAAAGACCGACAGTCCCGCCGAAACGTCGGCTATGTATCCCGTGAGCCAGCTACACGAGTGACCGTTGTCGACGTACCGATTGGCGTTCAAAACATAATCGCCGTTCAACGTCGAGCATGACCACGTTTTTGTTTTCTTGGTATAGAAGCCGCCCTCCGGAATGCTTCTTGAAATGGAGCTTCCTGTTGACGTTCCTACGCTTGTGATCCTGAGCGTGATCGAAGAAGCAAGCGTGCCGTCGCAGCACATGCGTCCGTATTGGTTCTGGCCAGTGGCGTACCCTGTGGCCACGATTCCGCAGGTCGTGCATCCGCTCGAACCGCAACACACGCACCCCGGCAGCATGAACCCCAGCGGGTACATCGAGGCCGCGAACACCAGAACCGCCCACAGCGGCCACGCGACTGGATTGGCGAGAATCTCGGCAAGCATCACGCACACTCCGCAGCGACCACGTAGTAATACCCGTGCCGGTGAAGCATCACCGTACAGAACTTGCCGCTGGCGATCGCGGCGTAGCGGTTGTAGGCCGTGAGCGTCACGCCTGTGTCGGCCTCGCTCCCCGGTGCCCCGGCCCATATCTGGAGCGTGGCGGAGCTGCCCTTCGCCCAGGCGGCGGTCGTCTTGCAGAGGACGGCGTCGGAGTCGTCGGATCCGACATGCGGCGATCCGATCTTCTCCGACCGTCCACCGCGTCCGATGTTCTCGGCATCACGCACGGCTCTGCCGATCCGGCCCCATGATTCTCGGGATGCCCCGATGATTCTCCGCGTCATGCCGGGTCTCCAAACACGGTGCGGAATGCGGCCTTCTTGTACGGGTCGAAATCAAGAGCGACGGGCGGCGTCCCTGGCGGGAGAGCGACACCGCTGGCCAGGGCGACTGGCTGCTTCACCGGACGACCCTCGACCCCGAGGATGGCGGCTCGCTTCGTCCCGGTGCCTGTTGGAACACCGTCGGCCCCGACGCGCTGATTGAATCCCATGTCCCACGGCTTGCAGTGCCAGGTCTCTTCCTTGTACTCGAGCTCGTAGGTCACCTCCCAATAACGGGCCGCTGTTTGCGTGGCTCCGGAACTGGTGATGATGACCTTCTTGGCGAAGTTGGAGACCGAACATTTCCAAGTATCGGCCAGCCCGTAGGACGCGAACATCGGCCAAGTGTCGGAGTTGGTCCGGTTGATCACAGAGTTGATCTGCGCGTCGGCACCGGACAGCGAAGAGTAAGAACGGACGAGCGTGTAGCCTCGGTAACAGAGATCACGCTCCATCCCCTCGAGCGGATCGCCAGCGCTGTTCATGAGGATGTTCCCGTTCTGCTCTTTGTAGAACGGAACGGTGACGTTCACGCCGCGACCAGACCAGACATCCATCGGCAACCCGTTCTCGGGGTTGATGTCGATGATCGGAACGAAGTATTGAACCGTGACCGCCCACAGGAGCCCGGAGCCGTCGGCCGCGGAGTAGTTCCACTTCATCGCCTTGCACGAAGTGAACGACGGGTGAGCCGTGCCGTAGGCCACCCCGGGGGCCGTGAGGATCGCGGCCACGCTGGTCGTCGGTGGCGGTGCATCGACACGCACAAGCCACGTTTCAGACAGGTTGTGGGACTGCCGAAACTCACCGTCTCCGGAGGCTTTGTTGGGCGTGTACTTGGTTGCGATGACGGCCATGATTTATCCCGCGAAGGACAGTTCCTCGATATCGACGCCCATGTCCTCGGTGTTGTCGGCAATCCGCTCGGTGGCCCGAGCCGTCCGCTCCGCCGCGTCTTCCGTGTTGCCGCGCATCAGACGGAACATCTCCGCGATGCCTTCCTTGGAGCGGCTGTCGACGGCTTTCAGTTCCTGCTTTGCCACGGCCACACCAGCGGCAACGCCACCTCCGGCGATGGTGGTCTTGTTGGCCTGGTCCAGTTGACCGGCCGACATCCTCGACTTCGCCAGGGCCGCATCGAGGGCGGCCGTCAGGGTGCCGCCGCCTCCGAGGCCGCCGTTGCCTTCCCCGAAGGCGTTGGAGAAGTTCTGACCGGCGGCGGCAAAGTTCTTGCGGGCCCTGTCGGCCATCCCGTAGGACATCTCGCGGGCCGTCTTCGACACCACGCCAACGATGCGAAGGGCACCAGTCAGGAAGGTCTGGAAAACGCCCACGAGCGAACGGCCGACGCCAGCCATGAGGGAAGCGGCCCGGCCGATCATGTCCGTGACGGTTCCCCACACGGTCCCGATGCTGCCGGCAAACTCCCACACGCCAGACAGCCCGGAGATCATCCAATCGGCCACCCCGGCCATGTAGCGGGCCGCCTCGATGATGCCTTCTCCGATGGCCTGACCGATGTTGGCCCCGCCGACTGAGCCGACGAAGTCGGTGAACGTGGTGGCGATCGACGTAATCGAGGGGGCGAGGTAGGCGGTGATTTGCTTCACGATCCCGCCGATGGCCGCGGAGACCTTGGAGAATGAATCGTTCATGGCCTCGACATCGCGGCCCTGGGCCCCGGTCAGGGCCATCCCGAACCGCTGGGCCTCGTCGGTGGCTTCCTTGATCGATCCGGCCCCGCCGGCAAACAGGGGGAGCAACTCGGCCCCGGACTTGCCGAAGAGCTTCACCGCCGCCGCGGCCCGCTCCGCCTCGGTCGGGAGCGCCGCAATGGCATCGGTGATGGCTGAGAATCGCTCGGCAGACGACTTGCCCTGGAGATCGGCCAGCGAGAGCCCGACGGCCGCGAAGCCTGCCTTGGCAACGTCAGAGCCTTGAGCGGCCTTCACGAAGGCGATGTCGGCCTTGGTGGCCGCTTTGCCGATCGTGTCCATGCTCACGCCAGCCAGGTCGCCAGCGTGTGCCAGCCCGGCCAACTCCCCGTAGGTCATCCCGAGGCGGGCGCTCATCTTGCTCGTCGAGTCGATCACCTCGGCCTGGGCCTGCCCGACGTTGACCAGGGAGCGGGCGTAGCTGATGGCGGTCGACGCCACGGACCCGAACAACTGCGCCCCGGAGATCGCGTTCAGCAGCTGCATCCCGGAGCGGAGCCCGGCAACGTCTTTTTGAAGCCCCTTGAGCGACGAGCTCGCCTTCGACACCCCGGCCGTCAGCCCGGCGCTCGAGGCGGTGAAGATCGCGGATACTTTGCCGATTCCAGCCATCTCAGATTCCCTTCTCGTCCATCTGTTTTGCAAAGATCGGGATCTGCCGCAGGACGGCGATCATCTGCTCTGTGGTCTGGACCGGGGCCCGGTAGGACGGGAGGAATCTCTCCTCAAAATCGGGCTCCACCTTGACCCCTTGGGCCGCCGCCGTCACCGCCGCGAGCTTCCCGCTCCTGGCCCACTCATCACCGAACGGCTCGACGCGCCAGAAGGCCATCCACCACTTCAACTGTCGGAGGGTGATCCGCTTTGACAGCGTTTCGACATCCCACTCTCCGCAACCCAACGCCAGCCGCCCGAGAAACAACGTCAGGGGCTGGCCGCGGATTTTTCCGCTTGGTCCTCGATCTCCTGATCGTCGACCCGGAGGAGCTCGATCCCGGCCTTCCAGACCTCGAGGAGCCCGTCGGGCTTCCAGGAAGCCAGCGTCGGAACGTCGGCATCGGTGAAGAGCCGCTTCCCGGCTTCGTCGCACAGGAGCAGACAGGCCACCTTCGCGCGCCACGGGGCCGGCTGGCCCTTGTTCGTTTCGCAGAAAATCGACCACTCGTCATAGGCCTGAGCGGTCGGATCCAGGAGGAACACATCACCGCCCCACGCGGCGACATGGAGCCGCGTCGGGGGGGCTGTCTTGTTGGCGTCAAGAGCCAGGAGATCGTCTCGAGTCAGCATTCATCACCCCATGAACTGGAACTGATACGAACCTTGGAGAAGTTCACCGGCAGAGCCGACACGCTGGACGTTTGCCAGTTGGGCAGGCCAGCTGGTCGTGAGCCCGGCGATCGTGAATGACAGCGTGGCAGCGAGCCCGATGTCGGAGCGGGCAAAAGGGGGATTCCCCCAGCACCGGAAAGAGATCGAGCCCGGCTCGATCATGGTGATCTCGACTTGGCGGATCACCCGCGTGTTTCCGCCACTGCCGACAATCGTGGCCGTGGCCCCGGTGGTGTCGGTCGGGGAGGCTGCGGAGTAGCCTTCATCGAATCCGATCAGGCCGCCAAGCGCGACCCCGTCGAACGACACGGAGACGTTTTGGGATGATGGGATGTCGGGCATGGACCCTCCCCCGATCAGCCCGTGATCTTGAAACTGGCCGTGCCTTTGACGAACTCACCGACGGCCCCGCCCTCTTCGACATCGGTACAGAAAGCGTTGCCGGTGATGCCAAGGCCAGTGCAGGAGATCGCGTACTTCGTGCCCTTGGCCGGCGGATTCTTGCCCCAGTATTCGAGGCTGATTTCGTCGCCTTGCTTGAGGGGCTCGGCCTGAAACACACGCAGCGAGTCGGCGGCCTGGGAGCAGTCCGAAACCTCGACGAGCGGGCGAGACTCTTTCCGCTTGATGTTCGTGGCCCGGAA